AAATGATACAAGTAAAACTAACAACAGTAACGGGTGAAAGCAAGACTATCCCGTTTTATAGCAAGCAAGCGGTAGAGAAGTTTATCGGTTTCTTTCCAACACAACTGACGGAGGGGGTTGCTGTATGTATTGACGCACCCCTTGTAGGAATACACAATGGGTGGGTAGTAGGCAAGAAGCCAAGGCATGAGTTAGAATAAACTCAATGTAACCAAAAGATCGTGGCCAAAAATGTGCTCACTATTATTTTGCTATTATTGTTTTTATTTTCCGTATCATACACTTTAGCAAAATATTCAGATTTTCCTAAAAACGGGGTATAAAAAATTTTTCAGATTTAGTGTATAATAAAGAGCATGGGAATCTTAGATAATCTAGAAAACGCCTGGGATGAGAATTTTGAGTTTGAGTCAAAGCCAGTAGCAGAGACAGACGCTATGGGCAGAGAAAAGTTCTGGGAAGACCTAGGCAGACCCGAAAACGATGGTTTGGCACTCAAACTATTTCAAGAGGAGTGTTGTACTGAATGCTCCTGTAAATCAAAATAAGGAGATATAATACGATCATGACAGAATTATCATTAGAACAGAAGTGCTGCGCTGGCTGCACATGTACAGATCCTCATAGATCAAAGCCAGATACTTCAGCAGAAGCACAGCCTGAAGTAAATGTACAAGAATCTTAATAAAAAATGAGGGGGGTCATAAAATGACACTAAAATCTATATACGACATTGATTTGAACTCAGCAGAAGGCGAGGCTGGTTTTCTAAATCAATACAAGGGTAAAGTAACCCTAATTGCTAACACAACAGTAGGTTGTGGAAATGCAAATCAAATGGAAGTTCTACAAATGCTTCAGGACAAGTACGGTGATCAAGGATTCCAAGTAATTGCTATCCCAACAAACGACTATTGCGGTCCTGGAATTACAAAGGGTAAGTGGTCAGAAGGTATCACATGTGGTGCTGACTCACAAGCATACGGAAAAGATGTTTATGGAACAACATTCGGCTTTTCTGAAATGGTAGGATCTGTCCCACATGACAAGGTTAGCGAAACTCCTGGTATCAATGGATTAGGAAAAGAAAACCTTCCTCCACACGATCTATATTTAACAATTCAAGATCACCAAAGACAATTTAAGGCAAAAAATATTGCTGAAAACACACCAACAGAATCACAAGATTACTACTCACATTGGCTTAACCTAGGTTTTGACAATGGAGACTGGATGGGCGGTAACTTTGAAAAGTATTTGGTTGACAAAGATGGCTATGTTGCAAAACACTATCAGTGCACAACTCTTAACTATGATATCGAAGCAACATTAAAGGAAAACCAACCTACTGCTGGAATGGGTCTTGGAAGATCTCAAAAGATTTTCGAAGAAGAGTTTGCAGTTGTTTGCCAACATATCGAAGAACTACTTGCTGGTGCTAAGGCTGCAATCAATCCAAATGTTGATACAGAATTACAGCAGTTGTCTTCTTCACAATCAATCTCACTAGCGTAAATAAAATAATACTCCAGTAGCATATAACTATTGGAGTATTTTTTATTTTTTAAAACAATAGATTAAGCAATAACGCCGTTAGTCTTTAGTTTGTCGTATATATTACCGAACATAAAGATTAAGGTTGGTTGACTTTGTGAAATTTGTGTTTCTGCATCTGAATCACTAATTCCAGCCTGCTTACACAACTCTCTATTGTCAGCATTCATGCTATCAAGCATTAACTTAATAACTTCTTCCTTATTCATCTCTCACCACTTTCCTATAGGGCATTTAGCCGATCTTAAAGTTGTCTTAAGTTTCATAAAACAACCACATTTCTTACATTTTACCATACGACGATTAAAGTGTTCGCACGTATTGCATATTTCAAGGCGGGATTCAATTAAATCTCTATCGCTTCTTGGCTGATTAGGATCAAACAAGTCACTAAACTTAACATCGTCTCCCATATATCTATTCTATCACAGCCAAATGCTATAATCAATATATGAAGGAAATAACAACTATCTATTGGTCATCATCACTAAGAAACCCCTCTAGCCCAGATACATGGTTTCTTAAAGAGCCAGAGCCAGTAAAAAATTATTTTGTTAATAACATACCAGAAAATAAAGATGATGCCGATATGGGGTTTTTCGGATGTCCAGCCTCTGGTGCTTATCTAAAAAACCTTTTTACCTTCAAAGCAAATAAGTCCGATAAATGTGTTTGGCCAGAAGGGTATTTAAAATCTATTGCACATAGAGGCGTAGGAGAATTAGACAATTACGGCAATAATGTAACTATTAGACAATCTCGCAAACCAGCCATAAACGGATATATAGATCTTATCTATGACGTTAACTATGTTATGTTCGCCGATAAGCCATTAACTATTAGAATGTCGACTCCTAATTACCCTCCATCTTCCCCGTCAAAAAATGCTATGTTTATTAGCGGAGAGTTTGACATTGGTAGATGGTATCGTCCTGCTGTGTTAAATTGGTTTGTTCCTGTCGACAATACTGAGTTTACAATTAATGAAGGCGATGATTTATTTTATTTCCAAGCATTGACAGATAACAAAATAGTTTTCCAAAAGTTTATGATGACTGACACAATTAGGGAAATGGCTCAGTCTTTTTTAAGGTCTATCAAAAGAGATGGTTCAGGATTAACTCTAGAAGAACGCTACGAAATAGCAGAAGGCAGAGATAGCCAAAACCAGATATTAGAGGAAATAAAGAAAAACCTTATAACATCTTAATCTGATAACTTCGCATATATTTGCTGCGTGAGCAGCATAGAGGATGCGTATTATCTCTGTCGCCGATGTTAAAAATTTCGAACTGAAGTGCCACCCGCCGAACTCAGTTTTATTTTTTTAAAAACACCGTGTTATAATTTTCCTGTTATGTTCGCCACGGAAGGCACAGCCTTATTACTCGAAATTATAATTGGTGTGTTTACCATTTTGTCTGGTATCGCATTTTCAATCAAGTGGCTCGTAAAGCATTATTTTGCCGAAATAAAAGCAGAGTTCAAACCAAATAGCGGATCAAGCATGAAAGATGCCATTACTAGATTAGAGTCAGACGTGTCACATCTTAAAGATCACATGTTAAAAGAAGAAGTTGAACAAAACAACATGCAGAAAAAACTTGATCATATGTATGAAATTCTTTTAGATTTTGTAGCAAAGAATAGTAAGTAATTCTCTATATATTATATATAAGTAATAAGTATCTCTGAGGGAAAGTCCCCCCCTCCCCCCATAGATTTTTTGTTACATCTAATGGTGGAAGTAAGAATGCATCTCTAGTGCAAAGTCCCCACAAACCCTGTAACAACTATACCACAAACTATTTTCTGGTTCAATTCATATAAAACACTAATGTCCGTTTTATGCCAATATGATATACTTTTAATGCTTACCCCTTGATCTGTCTCTCATACCCACCGATCTTGGGGTAAGTCCATATTTCATGGTATAATCTTTCTATTATGGCTAACTTATGCTCTCCCGAAATTTTTGGTGCTGACCCAGTGTCACTTCAATGGAGAGTTGTTCGTGGAGATAGCGCAACACTAAAAATAGAATTTTTTGAAAATGACGAAACTACATATTACAGCACTGAAGGATGGACTTATAAAGCAACAGCATATGATCAGTCTGGAGATGTATTAGACGCACTAGATTGCAGCGCCTCAGACGGATATGTTACAGTTACCGCTCTTCCTTCAGTAACAGAAAATTGGGGAACCAAATATTCGTCAACAGTTGCAGAACTGCCATTTGACCTACAAGTACAGATACCAGATGATCAGGATGATATTATCTGGACTCCAGTTATAGGTACAATTTATGTACTTGGAGATGTAACTCCTGGAGGCAGCCTATAATGCCAGTCATTAAGGTAAGCGATAAGAAAGATAATATTCCATCAGTAATAAAAATAAATGGAAAAACCTACAAGGTTAAATAGGAGATAATTAATATGGCCCAACACTCTATAGTAGCATTAACAAGCACAGCACCAGTTAGACTTACTCCAAATGGTAAGCATGGTGGCATGGATATAACACTTCAAAACGTTAATGATGCTGGATATATTTATATTGGTGGAGATGACACAGTTTCTTCAGCCAACTATGGTTTTAGAATTATGCCAAACCACTCTATATCTTTTGAACTTCCAAGCGTTGATGCATTGTATGCAATTGGATCAACAACAATGAACTTGGCATTAATGCAGACTGGCTTGGAGAGTCAAAACTAGTGGCACGGTTTACACATCCTGGTAGCGGAAATGGATCTGGTATTCCAGGTCCCACAGGTCCACAAGGTCCAGCAGGTGCAGATGGAGCAGATGCTCTTTGGAATTTTGTTGGAGCATACGACAATGGAGCAGACTATTCACCAGGAGATGTAGTTACATATAACGGTGGAACATATTACAGAGTTGGTGAGCCTAATCCAGGATATCCACCAGGAACTTTTTATTGGACAACGATTGCAGAACCAGGCGAAGATGGAATAGATGGTCAAGATGCAAATCTAGACACTGGTACAACTACAATTAATTCTTACAGCCCAGTTTGGTCTGCAACTGATTTAACTTTTACTGGAACACCAGCAACTGGATCTTATATTAAGATTGGAAATTTAGTAACTGTTCAAATAGATGTTTTATTTACTAACGTTACTAATTTTGGAACTGGACAGTATTCACTAACTATTCCATTTGCATCAAAATACCATACAGATGTTTATGGTGGATCAATACACGATGTTGTAAATCAAGGCATAGATCATTACAGTATTAAGGGACACCTATCTCCAGGCTCAACTACCTTTACTATGTGGAATATTGGAAGTTCTGCAAAAGATGAGCCATTTGATCACAACTCACCATTTGTTTTAACAACTTCAGATAAATGCCACATGTCATTCTCATATATTTGTGAATAATACTGTGGGATAATGTCACCATGGCTGTTTCTAAATCTATGGATTTCCCTGGTGCTAAAAAATCAACTTACGCAGATCAAGTCGTACAGACACAAACAACAGGTTCTGACACATTAATCAACTATATACCCGTTCCTGGGCCACAGGGGCCTGCAGGAGTGCCTGGGCCTGTTGGACCCCAAGGACCTGCTGGAAAAGACGGTAGCCAGGGTCCTAAAGGCGAAAAAGGTGCAACTGGTAAAGACGGTAAGGATGGAAAAAGTTCTTTGTCTTCATCTGGACAACAGGCTGGCTGGGCAGGATATTTTAACTTAAATAAAAAACCATTAAATTTAGGAGTAAGTTACGGTGACGAAGGGTGGGTAAGTCTTTGGGTAGATTCAAAGGGTAAAGATACCAATGAAAAATATCTACCAGAAGGATGCACAAGCCTGTGGAATGCAGAGCAAAGAATGCTTAACTTTCATGGCTTAAATGTAGGATCACAGGTATTTGTAACCTATAACTTTGAATTGACGACTGAATACAATAATACTGAGGTTTGGATTAGGACCTTTTTCCCTAAATCTACCACCGAAATATCTCAGTTTGTAGCCTCACTAAAATATCAATATGTCTATAATATGTATGTTACTCAGCACTTTTTTATAGAGAATGAAGATATGTGGAATTCTGGCGCTATCCCTCAGATTAGAACAGACTATGACTCTTCTGTAATTTTGAATTCTATATACATCGGCGTGGTATAATTTACGAGGAGGAACCATGGCATTTCCAGGAGAATTAAATATAAATTATTATAAGGGTGACACCTACGAGTTTAACATATACCCTAAACTAGCAGGAGGCTCTGCTATGGACCTAACAGACTATACGGTTCAATTTAAAATTGGTGAATCAAGAGGAGCAACAACTCTTATTGAATGTTATTCAGTAATTCCAACTTTAACTGGAGGAGAAGATTTTCCTAACTATGTAAAGTGTGCTATTACACCAGCAGCAGGTGGACAACTAGATCCAACTAAAACCTATTATTATGACGTTGAAGTAAAGAAAGCATCTACTCCATATCCATATGTTTACACTTTGCTTACTGGAACTGTTTCTGTTACTGATCAAGTGAGTAGGCCAGCATGAGTGAGGTTTTACTTTCTACAGACGATCTTTTAGTTATAGGTCCACCAACAGAAATAACTGTTGACTTGGACTTAGGTGCAAAAGGACAACGTGGAAGTCAGATATTTTTAGATATGGGAAAGCCTTCAGAAGTCTTTGAAGGAACACCATTGCCGTATGATTTATTTTTTAATTTAAATCCATTAGATAGCGAATACCTAAATGTATACCAGTATGTTTCTGTGCCAGTTATCGGAGGTACATGGGTAAAGGTATTTAAAATTTTTCCAAACGAATTAAAGAAAAACTATGCATTGAGTTTTATAGAAGGAACTGCAACAAAAACAATTAACGTAACAGATATCCTTCCATTGTCATTGGTTTCAACAGTAGAATCAGAAAACTTTAATATCACATACAGTATAGAAAACCAAAACCCAGTAGCGTCATCTATAGACTCTATATCGGTTGTAGTAGATGAAGAAACAGAGTTTATTAATTTAGTTATAGTAATAAAGGCATTGGAGTATAAGGATAACTCTTGGATACCGTTGGGATCTTCAGATGGAGATACTGGTACAAGAACCGTACACTTCGATATACGAGTGGTATAATCTAAGGTGGTGATGTTAGGTGGCTTCTGAAGATATCGGTAATGTTTATAAAACGCAGATCCCAGGTTATGAGGACGCTGCTGATATTCAGGCTGCCCTTCGCTTATATCATTATGGAACAACTACAGTACCAGCAACAGAATCAGAGTTAATAGCAAATTCTACGGCAGGACACATAAAGGCATTAGATACAAGAATAGATGTTATCGAATCAGATCCAGCCAGATCAGCATTGTCTAATAACGAACCATCAGGACCACTATTGGTTAATGGATATATTTGGGTAGATGGAGACTCTGTTACTGGAAATGCTCCAACCTATGGAACAGCAACATACTCAACAACTGCCCCAACAGAAAACCTAACGTCTGGAACTCTTTGGGTAGACTCAGATTCTTCACCACTCAAACTATATGTATGGTCTGGACTTGAATGGCGGGTGATTGGTGAATAATGTCTAACGAACAAACCAATCAAATACTAAAAGAAAGAGCCATAGCAAAACTAGTTGCTTTGGGATTAACAGAAGCAGAATTACGTTCATTGGGGTTGACATCAGATGCCAATTAATAGTGACGGTAAAGTAGCATATATTTATAAGGATGGCACATGGTATGCCATCAGTGGTGCTATTAATACTAATGCTTCTTATACTTGGACTGCTTCACAAACCTTTGCATCCCCCGTTACTTTTGAAGAAGTTTTAATATCAAGAGCAGGAATTAATAATTTTCAGTCTCCAGAAACTCGTGACATTGCTATACCAAACCCAGTAGATGGTTCAGTTTGTTTTGTAAGACAATCTACAACTGGCGGTACTGTAATAAACCAATTACAGTATTACCATAATGGATGGAAGAATGTATCAGGGTATTCAAATGTTGTATCAAAGTTAGGTTCTTATAGTATTGATTTAAATGATGCGGGTAAAGTAATTACTGTAGACAGTTCTTCTGCTTCTACAATTGCCCTTCCAACAAACGCAGAATTGCCAATAGCAAATGGTTTTAAGTTTGATGTAGTTAGATTGGGAACTGGTACAGTACTGATTAGTTCATCTGCAACAGTTCTCAGCAAAAATCCTAGTGAAGCATATATTGATTCTCAATATGGTAGAGTTACTGTTATAAAGTTAGACACTAATACATGGTTAGTTACTGGCGATGTATATGAAGGATCAACCATAGCACCTGCTCCTGTTGCTCCTGCTCCAGTTGCCCCAGCACCTTCACCTGCTCCCGTAGCACCTTCACCTGTAGCACCTAGCCCAGTAGCCCCTGCTCCTGTAGCACCTCCACCTGTCGCACCTGTCGCACCTGTCGCACCTGTAGCCCCTGCACCAGTACCTGCTCCTGCACCAGTACCTGCTCCTGCACCAGTACCTGCTCCTGCACCAGTACCTGCTCCTGCCCCAGCCCCTGCTCCAGTAGGAGTAACAAATTACTTTGGATATTGTGATTTAAGCAATAATCCAGTTGGACCATTCTCAACATCATCTTCTTGTGCCGATGCATATGATGCTCAAGAAAATGCAAATGGATATCCACCTATTGGATGGGTCTGTGGTTCGACACCACAAGATGGAACACCAAGTTGTAGTGGAACATCGCCTGCTCCAACACCTGCACCAGCAGGAATTACTTATTGGTATACAGGTTGTTGCTCCACCAATAATCAGCAGGTTACTGGAACAAGTAGCGTAGACTTTACTTTAGCATTTAATTCTATGAATAGCCAATGTTCTGGATCTGTAACAAGTACACAAAGTGGAGTTGGAGGAACAATTCCTACACTAAGTTGCGGATCATCTCCATCACCTGCCCCAGCACCAGTTTCATCATCATGCGTACCTGCAGATGCTTGGTCATACACTAAGTCAATGTGCCAGGCTTGCGGATACTACTACTCAGATGAATTTGGTGAATGTTCAACAGAACCATGGGGTTCTAGTCCTTCGCCTGCCCCAGCCCCTGCTGCACCAGCACCTGCTCCAGCACCAGCACCTGCTCCTGCACCAGTAGCACCATCATGCGTTCCTGCAGATGCTTGGGCATACAATAAGTCTAAGTGTCAATCATGTGGATACTACTACTCAGATGAGTTTGGCGAATGCTCAACAACTCCATGGACTTCACCTGCTCCAGTTGCACCAAGTCCTGTCGCACCAAGCCCTGTGGCACCTGTACCAGTAACAATTACACCAGTGCCAACTCCAGCACCAACTCCAGCACCTGCACCAGCACCAGCACCTGCCCCTGTAGCACCTTCACCTGCACCTGTTGCATCATGTGATGAAAACTTGGCTTGGTCATATAATCAGTCTAAGTGTCAGTCATGTGGATATTATTGGAGCAGCACATTCGGTGAGTGTTCTTCAGAGCCATGGTCAACCCCTGTAGCACCTTCACCAGTTGCACCTAGCCCAGCAGCACCTGTAGCACCTAGCCCAGCAGCACCTGTAGCACCTAGCCCAGCAGCACCTGTAGCACCTAGCCCAGCAGCACCTGTAGCACCTAGCCCAGCAGCACCTGTAGCACCTAGCCCAGCAGCACCTGTAGCACCTAGCCCAGCAGCACCTGTAGCACCTAGCCCAGCAGCACCTGTAGCACCTAGCCCAGCAGCACCTGTAGCACCTAGCCCAGCAGCACCTGTAGCACCTAGCCCAGCAGCACCTGTAGCACCTAGCCCAGCAGCACCTGTAGCACCTAGCCCAGCAGCACCTGTAGCACCTAGCCCAGCAGCACCTGTAGCACCTAGCCCAGCAGCACCTGTAGCACCTAGCCCAGCAGCACCTGTAGCACCTAGCCCAGCAGCACCTGTAGCACCTAGCCCAGCAGCACCTGTAGCACCTAGCCCAGCAGCACCTGTTGCATCACCAACTGGTGGAACGACAGAGTGTACTTGTGGATATTGTTGGAGATGTAGCGAATGTTGCCCAGGAAGAACTTGCGCTTGTTAGTGTATAATGTATAAATAACTATACAAAAGTAGGGAAAATATGTCAGAAGAAAAATCAGTATGGCAAAAATATAAAGAAAGCCTTGGAGATACTAGACCATGGGATCTCATTAACCCTGAAACAGAGTGGGCATCAAAAGAGGTAGCAGAAGAAAGATATTCTATTTGTCAATCCTGTCCAGAACTAATAAAACTAACAAAGCAATGTAAAAAGTGTGGATGTTTTATGTTTGCTAAAACTAAATTACTAAATGCAACTTGTCCACTAGAAAAGTGGTAATATGATTAAAGATGAAATTGCTCCAGGTATTGTTTGTTATAAGAATGTACTAGATGACAATATCATATCTACTTTAATAAAAGATATTGAAGAGGGCGCTGAATCACTAAATGTGGAATGGAATCAGTCTCTGGTAGAGGGCCAAGGCGGTGTTGAAGTAGATACTAAGGCTAGAGATACATCAGTTATAGGTGTACCATATAAAGATTATATAGTTGATGATTTTATGACTTTTAGCGATGCATTTTATGGAAATTTATCTAATATATTTTTTGAAGCATTTAATCCTAGAGAAATAGACTATAGATCAATGTTTTCATGTGAGACTACTTGGCATGATGACTATGGTATTTTAAAATATGGCGTTGGTCAAAAATTTACTAATCATATAGATGACCACAAGAATCATCATAGAAGAATGTCTACAATATTTTACATGAATGATGATTATGAAGGTGGAGAGATAGAGTTTCCAAGATTTAATGTAAGTCATAAACCAGAAAAAAATGAATTAATTATTTTCCCATCAACATATGTATACAATCATTCTGTACTTCCAGTAACTAGTGGAACAAGGTATGCAGTAGTAAGTTGGTTAAGATGATACAGATTAAAGATCCAGTTATTATGGATAAAGTTTTTTCTGAAGAAGAATATTATGAACTTAGTAACTATTTAAAAAATAAACCAAAAAATCCACAAGACTATTCTGATGGTTTTGGAAGGTATTGTTTTAATGACTCACTAATAGACTCTTATGCAGAAAAGTTAATACCAATTGCTAGAAAACAATTTAACAGTGAAAACCTTATTCCATCATATTCTCTTTTTGCACATTATGAAGGAAAGCAGGCAAATTTATACAAGCATATAGATGATAACGCTTGTACCTATACTATAGACTTTTGCGTTTATCAAACAGAGCCATGGGATTTATTTGTAGAAAATAAAGCATATACATTATATCCAAATCAAGCCCTTGCTTATTATGGAAATGATCAGTTGCATTGGAGAGAAAAATTTCCAAACCCAGATTCTGGAAATGTAGCAATGATATTTTTTCATTTTGTTGAACCAGATCACTGGTGGGTACAAAAGGGTCCAGGGTACTTAGATGTAATTCGTAAAACTATAACGGAGGAACAATGGAATCAAAGACAGCAATAGTGTTTGGCGCAGGAGGATTTATTGGAAGTCATCTTGTCAAAAAATTGAAAGAACAAGGTTTTTGGGTTCGTGGTGTAGATCTTAAATATCCAGAATATTGGAAGACGTATGCTGATGATTTTGTAATTGGAGATTTAAGAAATCCAGACGTTGTAAAAAAAGTAATGCCAATAAAATTTGATGAAGTTTATCAATTGGCTGCTGATATGGGTGGAGCAGGGTATATTAACTCTGGCGATAATGATGCAGAAGTTATGGGTAACTCAATATTAATAAATGTTAATGTTTTGAAGCAGGCAGAAATAGTAAGAATTAAGTCTATATTTTTCTCATCTACCGCTTGTGTCTATCCAGAGTATAATCAGATGGATCCAGGAAGTATAAATACAAAAGAAGATTCTGTTTACCCTGCAGCACCAGATACAGAGTATGGCTGGGAAAAACTTTTTAGTGAGCGACTATATCTTGCATATAATAGAAATTATGGTATGAAAAATAAGATAGGAAGATATCACAACGTGTATGGCCCATACGGTACTTGGGATGGCGGTAAAGAAAAGGCACCAGCAGCCATTTGTCGCAAGGTAGCAAAGGCAACAGATGAAATAGAAATCTGGGGTAATGGAGAACAGCATCGCTCATTCTTGTATATAGATGAAGCAGTTAAGGCTACAATAGATTTTTATAGAGAAGAAAACTATTTTGATCCAATCAATATAGGTTCAGAAAGAAATGTTTCTATAAATGAATTAGTAGATATTGTTTGCAATATAGCAGGAAAGCAACTAAATAAAAAGCATATTTCTGGACCACTTGGTGTGCATGCAAGAACGTCTCATAACGAATTAATTACAAAAGTTTTGGGATACAGGCCAAGCGAAGATCTAGAGTATGGTCTGACACAGACCTATAACTGGATAAGCGATCAAATTAAAAATGTCAAATAAAATATTTTTTCAGTTATACAATCCAACTGGAATGATTAATCAGGTTATGAGTTTAGAGTTGGCTGTAGGACTTGCACATGAAACAAAAAAAGATTTAATTGTTCATTATGTAAGTAATGCAGGAGACGATTTATACAACTCTAGAAATGTTCCAATTTTTACACCAAGTAGATGGCATAATGAACAACGAAAAGATTTTACAAATCCAGATCAATTTCCACACCTTTTAGATTTAATAAACTTTAATGAAGATTTAACTTTTATAGATACAAAGATTGATTTTTTTAAACAAGAAGAGTTTGTAATTGATGACACTCTTAATGGGTATTATTACAGTAATGAAAATGAAATATCTGAAAATGAATTATTGTTTGCCGAAGGAAGACAAAGAATTCCACTAGACAAAAATCTTCATCTCAAAAAAACACTTGGATGGTATAGTAGATTCTTTTACAATAGAAGTCAAGAACTAGATAATGCTCTAAAGTCCGTAAAATTTAAAGATGTATATGTAGACTTAGCCAAAAAAATATCTAACTCTTTAGGTTCTTTTCAAGGAATGCATTTAAGGCTTTCAGATCATATCAAAATGTTTGATACAACACAAGGTATGTTTGAGTCTTGGTTAAGCATATATGAAAATAATAAATTGCCAATAGTTGTGTCTACCTGCGAACCAGGAAATAAAATGATACAAGATAATAAGCATAGGTTTATATTGCTTGATGAGTATATAGTCAATAATTTTAGAGATGACTTTATGTCGTTGCCATTTCAGGATGAGGTTGTTTTTGGTTTAATCTGCAATTTGGTTTTGCACGATTCTGTAAATTTTGTTGGTACTTCTGGAAGTACTTATTCAGCCTATATACATAGAGTACGAAATCAAAAGGGCATAGAAACGTGGGACTTTTTTGATAATCCACCAAAAGCAATAGGAAGTCCGTATTCTTGGAATGGATACCCACTAGAAGGCGGTAGGAAGATGTGGTGGAGAGAGTGGCAGGAGTCTAAATTAAAATGATAAAAAGATTAATCTTAAAGTATCGAATGTGGAAAAAACATAGAAAGATTAAAAAGTCTAATCTGATATACTAGTTTTTATGTTTGATGATTTATATATTCCTGGCCCAATACCACATACTGGATATAATAAAAATACTAAGAGCAGAAAGTATAAAGTCAATGATCCAATTATTGCAGCACATGCAGAAATACCTAGGCCAGAATATAGTTACCAATGGAATGATGATGGTCTAAGGTCTATAGACTTTGCACAAAAGCCAAACGTAATTGCTTTGGGTTGTTCTTTAACTTTAGGTCAGGGACTTCCAGAAAATCTAAGATGGTCTAATTTATTGCAAGAAGAATTAGGATATAGCAAACATTTAATAGGGAATATATCATATAGTGGAGCAGCAATAAACAAGTTAGTTTCTAGTTTTTTTGGATTAATAAATAAATATGAGTATATACCAGAAATTGTTATTTGTAATTTTGCAAATTTTGAAAGATTTTATTTTGTTTCTCCAAATGCAGAATATATGCAAGATTGGTATATTAATTACTCACCAAAAAAAACCAAGGTTACGGCACCGTGGAACTATCAAGAAATTTTGCCTTATGAGTGGGTATACTATCAAAATTTAGATCATATAAAAATGCTAGAAACCTTTTGTAATTCACAAGGTATTAAACTTATTTGGAGTACATGGTCAAATGCATTAACAGATTCTAATGAAACATTTTTAAAAAATAATTTTAAAAATTATTTTACAGACACTACTAGGAAACAGTTCCCCATGGATTTTGAATTTGATATTCATGGAGATACAAAAGATAAGTTATTGCCACAATATAAGATGATAAATTGGGATTCTGTAAAATGCCATCAAGAATATTTTGATAATCATATGGATATTTTTGATATGGCATATGACTATCATAAGTTTGCGGGGCCATGGGGTCCAGGATCAAATAGGCCACACCCTGGAATCCATAGACAACTGCACTGGAAAGATATGTATTATAATGAATTAACATCCAGGGGATGGCTATGACAGATATTGTAAAAGAATTTAAGACCATGGATGGGTTAGGTGCAATGCTATGGAAAAAAATATACGCTATGTCATATGCTAAGTACCATAAAAAAATATTTAAGGACACACCTATCGATTGGTTTTTAATTCATAAATCTGATGGTATTGATGGTGAGGATGATCCAAAATATAAAAATTTAATGGATAAGTTTAATAATGTTTTATACAATCCGTGGCAAAATATTAATTTTAATCATATACCATATAAAACTTTATGCAAGAATGTTGGGGCAGGAGCACCCGCTCCAGGCTTTGCAACTACAAACGACGATATTGATTTTTTAAAAGAAGCAATACATTTTAATAAATTTAGTGGCGAAACTCATAACTCTATAGTTATTCACATTAGACGAGGAAATGCTATACCAGAAAATCCAAGGTATGTAGAGGATAAATTTTATGAAAAGGTTTTGTTACAAATATCAGAAATTATAGATAAATGTCAGATGGATAGCCCAGATGTTATTATCTGCACTGATTCTGATGATAATACTTTTACTCCAAGGGGGTATAACCAAGAGCGTATGTGGAGACAGCCACACTTATATCAAAATGAATCTGGAGAGTATCCACACACAAGTATTAACTTTGATTTACTTAAAAAGGCATACCCAAATGTAATAATAAGAAATGACATGGATACATATAGTTCGTTTATTTTTATGTTAACTGCTAAGGTTTTAATAGTTGGAAATTCTGCATTTAGTCAGTCTGCTGGACTTTTATCTACCAATAGCGTTATTGGAATGCCTGCAAAACATGGAATGGATCCAAGGCATAACCACTTTAAAAATAAAGTAGCAGCCCTGGATCCATCTGGTGTTTTATTGTGGGAATCCACCCATTAGTTGCTTTGTTCTTGGAGTAATGCCCTTCCAGGCAATCCAATTTTTACCACCTCTTGACATGTGGAACGCAACTTGAGCATTCAATACTGGATTAAATAACTCATAATTTGACTCTAAATTAAACTTATCTCTACGTTCAGGACCAAGGTCGCCAATCATATTTATTTGAAATAAGCCATAAGAACTATCTCCAGTTCTTTTACTAAGGTTTAACGCCATTGGTCTACCGCCAGATTCTTTTTTAGCAATAGCCCAAGCCTCCCTTAGTTTTTGACCTTCAAAACCTACTAATGCTAATAGATTTTTAAGGTCTTTGTCAGATAGATTTACAGCATTTTTGTATTTTTCTAACTGATCTTCTTTAGCCTTAGAAACACTTTTGGCCACTTGCGTGGCCTCAATAGTCTCTTCAAGCACGATAGTTTTACTATCGTCTAATCGGTTTTCAGAAGCATTAGCCACGTTTGACCAAACTGCAAACATAGCCAATATGCTGAGTGTGCCAATGATGTTCTTATTATTATTCATAAAAGTAATCATAGTTTCCTCCTTAGAAACGGAATGACACCTTGTTAAAGGGTGTCATGTTACTTCCTAGTATAACATGAATTTCAGACCCATGTCAAATATCTTAAAAGTGGTATAATAAGTATATTATGGCAACCAATCAGACATCAGGTCAATTTCAGATAGCATTTCCAAGGTCTACAGACCCAGTAAACGTACACGGAGACCTAGAACAATTGGCGGGAGATGTAAAAGAGTCACTAGAATCTATAGATGTTTCAATTATACAAATAGATGTTAAAAATATTAGTGGTTTGACATTACCTGCAGGCACTCCAGTTTATATATTTAATTATTCAGACACCGTTCCTGGAATAAAACACTATACAGAAGATTTATGGTCGTCTGGCTCAGTAAAGCCAGTATTAGGTTTATTAAAAACATCACTAAGCAATAATGCAATTGGCAAAGTTGTTGTTGCTGGAGTTCTCGCAAATGTAAATACGTCATCGTTTGTTACAGGAGATGTACTATACGTTGGCAGACCAGATGGTGGTTTGACAAAGATAAGGCCAGCAGAGGGTTCTGGTGCAGTAGGAATTGTTGGATATGCACATGCCACAAATGGTGTAATTATTGTTGAGGCAAAAGGCAACGGTACATGGGGAGCATTGAAGGCTGGATTAGCCTAATATGATATAATCAACACATGGCAAATTTTCGTGGATCCGCTTCTTCATATGATATAGGTGAAAAACCACCAACAGTTATTTGGACTGTAGTTCGTGGAGATACATCTGGATTTAAGGTTTATGTTGTTGATGATGCAGGACAACCCTTAATTATTCCAGATTGGACTATTAATATGAAGATTAAGCGTCCAAACAATACAGCAGATCTTGGAATTATTACAGATGATGCCACGCTAATTATGGATTTATATCCAGCAGCAGATGCAGATGATTTGGTTGGAGAGTTTACTGTTTGGCTAACTTCTTCGGAATCTTTTATTTTACAAACTGGAGACATCTTTGATATTCAGTTATCAGATGCTACAAGAGTATGGACAGTTGCTCAGGGTAGCATGAAGATTCTTGAAGATGTAACAGATTAATGGCAAGAGCAACATTATCAAACCCACAACATAAAACCAAATATATAAAGCCAATTGACTACTCTGTAAAGCAAATAACATTAATTAACCCAACAGTTACAATTAAGCATGACTTGCCTTTTAGGGTAAGGTTTAAATCTATACAAATTGAAGGATACAGCGCTTCTAATCCCCCACCAATTCCACTACAAGTTATTGGTTTTAGTAACTGGATTCTTTAAAATATAAAAAGGGAGTTATAATAAGCACATGGCAAAAATCTCAATCCCAACACTAAAGACCAAGTTTCAAACTGGTGATCGTCCTACACAACAGGACTACGAAGATTTAATTGATTCAACATCAGCCCGTTCGACAGATCTTGGATCAATGGGTAATAATGAAAATACAATTTATGGTATTGAAAATGCCACAATAATTGATAACTTTGATGCCACAGAGTGGCGTATGGTTAAGTATATTGTTTCAATATCAAAGACCACAGCAGGGGACAACAAGTTCTACGCAACAGAGTTGACCATCTTGGTGGACGGTACAAATGTAAGCGTCTCTGAGTATGGCACGATAGACAATGATGGGAATATTGGCACCGTTAGCGTCTCTAGGGTTGGAAACACAGTTTCATTAACTGTTACACCAGACCAAGCAATTAAGCCAGTCACAGTTCGTTATGCACGAATTGGACTTAAGGCGTAAATAAGGAGATAAAAGATGGCAGTAGTAAATAAAGACTTTAAAGTAAAGAATGGTCTCATCGTTGAAGGCACAACCGCAACAGTTGATAATTTTGACATTCTTACAAAGAAAACAGACGATCAGAACTATATCGTCAACCTGATTGGCGGAACAGCCACATCAGCAAATGAAGCAAACAAGGTTGTAAAGCGTGATGGCTCAGGCAACTTTGCTGCTGGAGAAATCACAGCAGACCTTGTTGGTGATGTAACTGGTACAGTTTCTTCACTTTCAAACCACGACACAGATGACCTTTCAGAAGGTTCATCAAATAAATATTTTACAGATGCAAGAGCAGTAACTGCAAACACTGGTTTGTGGGACACAATTGGTGCAGCAGCAGATGCTGAGGCAGATGCAATTCTTGCAGCACAGCAATACACAGATGCAGAAATCCAAGATGAAGTAACTGCTCGTGATGCAGCAATTCTTCTTGCTAAGAATGATGCAATTGCAGATGCAGCATCAGATGCTACAACAAAGGCAAATGCAGCACTTGCAGATGCCAATTCATACACAGATGATGAAATTGCTGCAGAAGTAACTCGTTCAAATAACTATGCAGATGCAGCAGCCACAACAGCAGAAAATAATGCTAAGGCATATGCAGACGGACTATCTTCTGGCCTAAACTGGAAGCAAGCAGTTCATCTTCTATACGATGCAGCGATTCCAGTACTATCTGGTAGCGGAGCATCACAGTTAATTATTGATGGACATGACCCACTAGGAGATGCAGATAGCGGATACAGAGTACTTATCAACAACGCTGGTGCAGATAGCGGTATTTATGTCTTTAATAGCACTGGCGGAAACTGGACACTTACTCGTCCAGAAGATGCAAATGCAGCATCAGAACTTATTGGCGCAGCAGTATTCGTAATGGAAGGAACCAACTATGGTTCTACAGCATGGGTACAGGCTGATCATTATCTAACTGGTTTTGCTGGACAGTCTTGGACACAGTTCTCAGGTCAGGGTACATACCTTGCTGGAAGTGGTCTAACACTTGACGGCACAACATTTGCAATCGATACAAGTGTTACTGCTACAAATTTGTATGCAGACGGTGTTGCAGCAGCAGCAGAACAAGCAGCAATTGCTCATACAGATGCTCGTGAAATTGCAATTACCTCTGCTTATGAAGGATACGCTAATGGTGTAGCACTTACTGCAGAACAAAATGCAAATATATACACAGATGGAAAGATCGCTGATGAAGTTGAAGATCGTAATGATGCAATTAATAATGCAATCAATGCTCTTACAACAACAGACATTGAAGAAGGTACAAACCTTTACTACACTGCTGCTCGTGCTAAGGCAGAGGCAGCAACACTTCTTGCAAACGCAACGAAGACAAATATTGTCATCACAAAGGACGGATCAGATAATCTAACAATTACTGCAGAAAACGGTGTTGCAGATTCTGATACAGATGATCTTGCAGAAGGTTCAACAAATCTCTACTTCACAAATGCTCGTGCAGTATCTGCTCTTGAAGCAGTTATTCCAGACTTTGATGCAATAGATATTGCTTCTGTAGCAAAGCAAGTTGCTGCAACACATGATGTACCAACAGCAAGTACACACACAGCATTTGCATGGCCACACGCTTCATATCGTTCGGCAGAATTCCTTGTTAAGATTGCATATGGAACACACACAGATGTTTCAAAGGTTATCTTAACATTGGATACATCAAACAACATAGCCATTACAGAATATGCAATGGTTGGAACAAATGGTTCATTGGGATCTGTTTCTGCAGATATTGATGGAACAAATGCTCGTCTTCGTGTTACAACAGGAAACAATAACTCTACAGTTCTTGTTGTTGGAACACTTTTAGCATAAAAAATTAAACAAAAGAGGGAGTGGTAATCTTGGCAACAGTCAACAAGGACTTCAAGGTTAAAAATGGACTTATCGTCACTGGTGGCGGTGAGTTCGGAGGAACGGTATCAGTAGGGACCCCTACATTAGATACACATGCTGCTACTAAGGCATATGTCGATTCATTGGCTAGTGGCATGGTTGTCGGATCTACCGCTCCCTCTACACCAGAAAATGGTGATTTATGGTTTGATACATTAACATCAAGAGTTAATGTTTATTATTCTGGTTCATGGATGACAATGGCATCAATTGATGACACATTAAATCTACCCCAGCATATTCACGATACTGCAATTGATGGAACTGGTTTCATAGTATCTCAGTTTGTCACTGGCGGTAGTTTTAATGACCCACAAGGTTCTCCAGTAGATGGCGGATCTTATAACACCAACTCGTGGACTTTGGTTTACGATGGCGGTAGTGCAGTAGATAATTTCAACTAAAAACTGATGTTATAATAAGCACAGAAATAAAACGGTAGAAATACCACAAGGAGAGATAAATGGCAACAAGAATGCAACAGCGCAGAGGAACTGCACAGCAGTGGAATACTGCAAACCCAATTTTAGCAGCAGGTGAAATCGGCTTTGAAACCGACACAGGCGCATTTAAGATAGGTAACGGATCATCTACATGGTCTGCCCTTAAATATTTTACAGACGCAAGCGGTGCCCCAGAGTTACTCGACACCCTTAATGAACTTGCAGCAGCCCTTGGTGATGACCCACAGTATCTCTCTAATCACGTAAGCGCTACCACAAATGTTCACGGTATTGCAAACACACAAAACCTTGCAACTCTAGATGATGTTTCAGATGCAGTTTCTAACGCAGAAGTAGATCAGTCAACACTCGCTGGCGCAGGTATTGATTGGAACGCTGGTACAAATCAATTTGACATTGACAGTACTGTTGTTACATTAACAGGTACTCAAGAATTAACAAATAAGACATTAGTTTCAGCAGATCTTGGCTCAAACTCAGTAGCCACAACTCAGACTGGTACTGATAATACAACAAAGATTGCTACAACAGAATTCGTACAAGGAAGAATCTCATCACTTGTTGCAGGAGCACCAGAATTACTTAACACACTAAGTGAACTTTCTGCTGCAATTGCTGATGATGAAGATTTTGCAGTAACTATAACTGCTGCTGTTGGAGAAAAGGTTGCAAAGGCTGGAGATACAATGACAGGTATCCTTACCTTATCTGGCACCCCAACAGAACCTCTTCATGCAGCAACAAAGGGATATGCAGATAGTTTAATTAATGACCACAATGATTTAACACAAAATATACACGGAATTGCCAATACAGGTGATCTTGCGACTAAGTCATACGCAGACACTGCAGCAGGTAATGCAGCACTTGGAGAAGTAGGAACTCACAATTCATTGACACAAAACGTTCACGGAATCACCAACACAGGTGATCTTGCAACAGAATCTTATGTAAATGATGCTGTTTCAACACACGGATCATACACAACCAATGTTCATGGAATTGACGATACCTCAGCATTAGCCTTGTCTTCAGAAATTGAAGATCATAGACTAGACACAACAAACGTACACGGAATTGCAAATACTGCAGACATTGTTCTTACAGATGATGCTCGTTTATCAGATACAAGAACACCAACAGACAATACAGTTACAACTGCAAAGATTGTTGACTCTAATGTAACTGCAGATAAACTTGCTGGAGACTCTGTAACAACAGCAAAGATTCTTGACGGAGCCGTTACATCTGCAAAGATTGAAAACGGAACAATTGTTAATGCTGATATTAATGCATCAGCAGCAATTGAAATGACAAAGATTGATGGGCTAGGATCAGCACTTGACCTAAAGGCACCTCTTGCAGACCCAACATTCACAGGTACTGTTTCAGGTATCACAAAGTCGATGGTTGGACTTGGCAACGTAGACAATACATCTGACGCCAACAAGCCAGTTTCAACTGCTACACAGACAGCACTTGATGCAAAGGCATCACTTGCAGGAGCAACATTTACAGGTAACGTAGAAGTTGATGGAAACCTTGTAGTAGACGGAGACTTTACAGTTAACGGTACTAACTTTGCAGCATCAGCAACATCTATCACAATCGAAGACAACATGGTTCAACTTGCTCATCAAAACTCAGCAAACACCGTTGACCTTGGTCTTGTTGTAGCATACAACGATGGTTCAGCAAAGCATGCAGGTCTTGTAAGAGACGTATCAGATGCTAAGTGGAAGTTGTTTAAGGGTGTAACTACAGAGCCTTCAACAACAGTAGACTTTACACAGGGATCACTTGATGATCTAAAGGTTGCAGCACTTGAGGCAACAACTGTAACACCTTCATCTGGTGTAGTCTTCTCAGATGGCACACAGACAAAGGAAGGCGTTCCTTCACGCACACCAATTATTCAGAAAACAGCAGCGTATACTCTTGGAGCATTAACAGAAAGAGACTCACTTATTGAGGTCTCTCACACTGGTGGTTCAGCAGTAAACGTTACAATTCCTGCAGACTCAACATTGAATTTCCCAGTCGGAACTTCTATCGATGTTCTTCAGACAAACACTGGCTCAGTTGCAATTGCAGGAGCAGGCGGAGTAACAGTAAATGCTACTCCAGGATTAACTCTACGTACACAATGGTCATCTGCAACTCTCTTGAAGAGAGCAGCAAATACCTGGGTTGTTTATGGAGATCTTAAGTAATTTAAAGTAAAAGGGGAATAAGTAATGGCAAATAAAAAAGTAGGAAAAAAGTCCCAAGCAGCAAATGACTTCTTGGAGCCAAAACCACCAATCGATGTTGTTCCAACCAATACATGTAGCGGTAGAGCATATAATGATGGTGCTGTATCAGTTGCCTTTACATTGCCTGCAGGATCACCTCCAGCAACCTCTTATACTGTTACAGCAAGTACTGGTCAGTCAGCATCAGGAGCATCATCTCCAATTACTGTGACTGGAATTGCTGCAGGAGCAACGCCTACTTTTACAGTAACAGCAACAAATGCTTCTGGAACATCACTTGCATCATCTACTTCATCTGCAGTAACAGTTACAACAAGACCAAATAATCCTACAGGTGTTTCAGCATCTGCTACATCTGCTAACACAAATACAATATCATGGACTCTTCCAACTGGATCAGCAACTGGAGGTACCGCATTAACATCAATCAGAATCACTGGTTCGGATGGATCAAGTTATACTGGTATTTCTCCTTCTGCAACATCATATGCTGCTAATGATCCAGGAGTAAGTCCAGGATCACAGACTTATACAATTTATATTACAAATGCATGTGGAGAATCAACTGGTGTAACTACAAATAGTGTTAACACTACACCACCGTTCTTCCCATTCTTCCCGCCGTTTTTCCCATTCTTCCCGTTCTTCCCATTCTTCCCACCGTTCTTTCCGTTCTTCCCATTCTTCCCATTCTTCCCACCGTTCTTCCCGTTCTTCCCATTCTTCCCGTTCTTCCCACCATTCTTCCCATTCTTCCCGTTCTTCCCATTCTTCCCACCGTTCTTCCCTTACTTCCCATTCTTCCCATTCTTCCCACCGTTCTTCCCATTCTTCCCGTTCTTCCCATTCTTCCCACCAAGTTTCGCACCACCACCAACTGCCCCAACAGGCGGAGGCTGTAGTTGCGGATATTGCTGGAGATGTTCAGTATGTTGCCCAGGAAGATCGTGCGCCTGTTAAAATTAGTGAGGGTATATGAAGATATGCCCTCATTAAATAACATATGCTATAATAAAAGTACTAAAGGAGATTATTAATGTATGCAATAATAGTAGAAAACAATGATGCTTATGATGTTATTGGATTATATTCAAACAATAAGCCAGAGGTAATGGATAATCTTGATACAGTCTATGCAACTGGAGCAACTATTTCATCAATGGATGCAAGTGCATACAAGCAAACAGCATTGCATGGAGCAACTTTTAATGGTTCATCATTTTCTGGGGGAATCGCAGGGCCTAACTTATTAACTGCTACACAGGAGCAATTAGATTCTTTTAATTTGTATGCATTCTTATCCAACAATGTTGTTGTTGCAAGAGTGGCTGTGCCATCAGAAGGTCCAAAGGCAGAAATGTTTGCTGCTGCAAATGCTGCAGGTATGACCTTAGCAAAGATTCCAGACAGACAAACTGTTTATGTCGGACAAACATATAATTGGGACGGAACCTCTTTTAGTTCAATAGCATAACTTTAACTTTGAAAGGTTAATCGTATGGAAATTTATGATGAAAACCAGAATCCCTGGTTTACAAAAGATCGTTCAGAAACCGCATCAAACAGATATCCAACAAAGACTTTGCCAAACGGCATAGTTGTAGAAAATCCTGGACTTGGTTTAAATGTTTATAGAAATGTTTTTAGTAAGGATGATGCTGACAGATATATCAAAATACTTGAAGAAAATTTAGATGGTACAAGAAGATACAAGTGGTCAGAGGCACAAGTCACAAACTCTACAACACCAATTAAAAGAGCAAGAGATGCTGTAGACTTTAAATATAAGCAAGAAAACTTAGGCCCCAGAGATGAGTTCAATGGAGAACTGATTGATCTACATGAAGAAATTTATCAAAAATTAAAGTTTTGCATAGACGACTATGCACGTTATTGGGGAATTAATGTTATTTATTATGAAGCATTTAATTTTGTAAAGTACGAAGGAGAAGGAAAACACTTCAATATTCACGCAGATCATGGTCCAGCATACAATGCAACTGTTTCTGCCGTTATATATATTAATGATGACTATGAAGGCGGAGAAATACAATTTCCAAGATTAGACGGCTATACTCTTACACCAAAGATTGGAGACATTGCTGTATTCCCATCTAACTACATTTATGAGCATGCATCTCTTCCAATGAAGAGCGGTACAAAGTATTGTGTCGTAATCATGACTGATATTAATGAGTTAGGTCATCAGAATGGCCGATGAATATCAAAAAGTATCCTTTAAAACATATCGTCCTTGGCTAACAAAAGAAAGTAAATCTGCTCCAACTCCTACACAAAAAGAAATACCTCAATGGTATAAGGATGCTGATAGGTTTGCTAAAAATCCAGTAACTGGAGAATACTACAAGGCTCCAAAAGAGGTTTGTCCATTTCCAAAATCTGGAACTACAGATGATTATGGAATGATCCCAACATGGAAGGCTTGTCCAGCAATCATGGATGCTTTCATGACTGGTTATGTATTTAGAACTCCAACTGATATTACATTTACTAAAAATAGTAAAGGCTCTTTAGATTTTATAATAGAAAATCAAATGTATAGAGATTTTTGTACATCTAGGCCACCAATGCCACAATTTGAACATCCGCAAGGATATTATAAAGATCATTTTGCCTGGATGCCAGATTGGGGAATGAAATTACCAGAAGGCTATAGTGCATTGTTTATGACTCCAATGAATAGATTTGATCTACCTTTTATGAATACTACTGGAGTGGTAGACTCAGATAAGGTTGAGTTATTGGGCAGTTTTCCATTTTTTATTATTGAAGGCTGGGAAGGAACTATTCCAGCAGGAACTCCATACCTACAAATACTTCCATTTAAAAGAGAAAATTGGGAGCATGAACTTGACATTTTAGATTCATCAACAGTATATGCTAAAATAGTAGATAACGCAAATATTTATCGCCAGCCAGATGGCGGGGTATATAAAGATAAAATTTGGACAAGAAGAGAGTATAAGTAAAAGGAGATATCATGTCAACCTGGACAGAAAAAGAATCATTAGGGTTTGGAATTACTTGCTATAGAGGTGTTATTAAACCAGAATTAAATATTATAGAAAGATTGGAAAGTCTTTTGGGATCTCCAGCGCCATGGGGCGAGTTGTCTCCAGAAGGAAAGCCTTATCACTGGCTACCAGCATATGTAGGATATCAACAATTAATGCCAGATTATCGTGATTGCTATGACTTTAAATTTAAGAAAACTGATATTGAATCAGATCCAAGCAAGGACTCTTTATTGCTTCAAAAAATTTGGCAAGACGTTTATGACGTACAGGCTCCAGCAGTAGATGATTATCGTAGAGATTATAACATTATGCCGTTAAAATATTGGGAAGCATTTAACTTTATCAAGTATGGACCAGGACAACACTTTAAAGAACACCATGATCATGGGTTCTCTTATAATTGCACCGTTTCTTTAGTTGCATATATTAATGACGACTACGATGGTGGAGAGTTATATTTTAGATTGCAAAACTTAAACATAAAGCCAAAGGCTGGAGATCTGTATGTTTTCCCATCAAACTTTATGTATCCACATCAAGCAATGCCAGTACATTCTGGAACTAAGTATTCAATTGTAACAATGTTAGATTATAGTAAAAAGTATCATACACCAGATATGTATGATCCAAAGTGGGCAAATGAATAATGTTTAACATTACTGTTGAAAAAATGCAGGGATGTATTTTTAACATTGAGCCAATGTCAATTAAAAGAGATTGGATGGACTTAACATCTGAAAATCACGCATATAGATGTTTTCCAGTAACTCAGTCAAACGTTATAGGATGGTATCTTTCATGCTCAGAGGATATAATTTTTACATGGGATGGAATAAATGATCAGACAGACAAACATGTAAAGATTGTAAGCCCGTCAGGCTCATATTCTGGAAGAGGTCAATCTTCAATAAGTTTAAATACTTCTTTAGTTTTTAAAACAGATCCAGATGTTAGTATTTGGACCATACATCCAGTTAATTATTTTAATGATGACTTTGAAACTATGTCCAGCGTAATAAGTACTTCATTTTATGATAACCCATTGCCCCTTGCACTTAAAGCAAAAAAGGCTAATGTAGAGACAATTATAAAAGCAGGAACACCTATTGCAACAATTATTCCAATATCTTTAACAAATTTAAACAATACAACAATTGAAATTGTAGAATATAAAGATGAGGATAGATCTAGAACAAATGCAAACATTGCTTATGGAGAGGCAGCACAGGTACTAAATTCATCTGGAAACTGGACTGATTGGTATAGAAATGCTGTAAATGAAAATGGTGAGTCTGTAGGGTCTCATGAAGTAAAAACATTAAAATTATATGTAAAAGATAACACTATAGGATGATATAATAATAATATGATACCAGAAGATGCAGTAAAAGTAATAAGACATCCATCAATTACCCCATCTGGGTTTTTTGGCTATGGTCCTGAAAATATAGTTGAGTTAGAAAATTTCATGACTCAAGAAGAGGTTGACTTTTTAGAAAAAGCAGCACGAAACATAACTATTTGGGATGTTACTCAAAGCCATATAAATGAAAATGGAACAGTGATTTATGATTCTGAATTTTGGAAAGATAGAGTTGCAACGGCGCCGTCTTTAGATGCAAATGATCCAAAAATTCTTCCAGTACTAATAGGATTATTCAATAGACTTCAGCCAATTATTGAAGATTTTTTTAAGGTAAAGGTACAGCCTACAGGACAAACAATTGTTAAGTGGAATCCAGGACAGTTTCAAATGCCTCACGCAGACAAAGAATTGCATTTTGGATCAGACGCTGGACTGCCAAACGATTTTCCATATTATGACATTTCAAGTTTATTTTATATTAATGATGATTATGAGGGTGGAGAATTATACTTTCCATATCAAAAGGTTCAATTTAAACCAAAGCGTGGTTCGGCATACTTTTTCCCAGGAGACATGAACTATGTCCATGGAGTAACAGAAGTTACAAAATCTTTAAGATATACCTGTCCATTTTTCTGGGAAATTTTAGAACATACTGGAGACGTAAAGCCAGACCCAAATGTAAAGTACCATAGAATTTTCCCTACAGAAGAAGAAGTAAAATCTTGGGATCCAAAAAGGGGGATTAAGAAATGAATTTAGATAACAAAAATAGGCTAACAAAAGATATAGTCGTTTATGAAAACTTTATCGATTCTGAAACTGCTGCTAAACTTGTAAAGGTTTTAGATAAGCATGCAGAACTAGGAACGATTAGTTGGATGCCTATATCCTTTTATGAATCTTATTCTTCTGTTTTGCCACAAGATAACGACGAACATGTAATTGCCGAAGGTTTGCCTTCTGATATTTTTACACAAATTAAAAAAGGTATCATAGATGCCGTTGCCAGTGTTCATGATTTAGACCCAAAGATAATTTCTCAAATTGGATATCATACTCAGAAATGGGAGCCAGGGGCTTATGCAAGAAAGCATTCTGATAATACAGACGAACACGGAAATTCTGGAGCATTTACTAGAAGTAGATATGCTGCATTTTTATATCTAAATGATACCTTTGAAGGCGGACTTTTGCATTTCCCAGATCAACAAATAAGCATAAAGCCTAAAGTTGGAATGCTTGCTGCTTTTGACGGGGGATTCAACAATATGCATGAAGTAACTCTTATAACTAGTGGAGTTAGGTACACAATAGGTTCATTCTGGGATGATCGTGAAGAAGATGCATATCCACAGGAACTAAGAGACGCTTGGGCAGAAGAGATGAGAGAGACTAGAGCCAAGCAGGAAGTTGAAAGAGCCGAGTGGCAAAATCTTCTTAAAGATGGATATAAGATAGACGAAGATGGAAATAAATATCTGTTTAAGGGAGATGCTGTTTAAGATGATGGATTCTTTAAAAGAAAATTTAAGAAATAATAACTTAGAGTTTGAAGAGGTAACTCCAGAACTACTTTGGATTAAAGACTTTTTGACAAAAGAAGAGTTAGATTTTATTTGGAATGTAATCAATGCTGCATCTCAAGAAGATTGGGAAGTAGAGTATATGGGAAATTTAAAAAGATTTTGTTTGGAAAAGTTTGGCAGAGAAGATGTTGATAACTTAGTCGCTGAAGGAAAATTTGAAATTACTCAAAATTGGGTAGATAAAAATTTGAACATTAAGCACCATCCAGAACAAAATGTTTTTTACGGAAGACTCGCAGATATAATTCATCCTTCTTTTCCAGGACTCGAACTTAGTGGGCTTGCCACTATTCAAAGAATGCAAAAGGGTGTAGAACTAAAATCACATACTGATCAGCATACAGATCCATCAATACACTATGCAACAATAATATACATTAATGATGATTATGTTGACGGAGAGTTATTCTTTCCAAACAAAGATATAGCGTTGAGACCAAAGCCAGGAGACCTGTTATTTTTTCCAGGAAATGAAGAATATGAACATGGAGTAAAGCATGTAGGTGATGGGCCAATAAGATATGTCATAGTTGGTTTTATAAAAGAAATAGGTCATTACGAAAGAAATAGGTATTAAAATGAATAAAGAAATACTAGATCCAAAAGTATATTATTATACAGACGCAATAGATAACTTTGATGTGTTTTTAAAAACTTTAAATGAATTAGAAACTATGGAGTTTTATGATGACACCAAGGTTAATCTTTGGCAAAAATGGACATCTTCCAATGACAAAGATTTTATTTATGGAGAGACAAAAACTTTTGATATAGATGCTATCTCAAAGTCTGGCGGTATAGTTGGAGAAAAAAGCAAGTATATTTATGATGCAGTCATGACAACTTTATATAATGTATGTAAGGATTATGCAGAGTCCCTGGGTGATTTTGACGAACCAAGACTATTCCCAACCTTTAATATTAAAAAATACTATACTGGAATGGCAATGGGTGCACACTTCGATCAGTTAGATGGGGATAAGACTTTGAGATACTCTCTAGTCATGTACCTAAATGATGATTGTGAAGGTGGAGAGATATCATTTCAATTAAAAAATTATGATGGTGGATGGAACAGCAAAGACGGATGGGTTCATGGTGCCCCACCAGTTAATTTAGATTATGATGATGCTGTTGCAAACAATGCAATAGATTTTGGAATAAAGCCAAAAGCAAATAGCGTTATTATTTTCCCAGCAGAAGCGCCATATTTTCATACAGCGCATACAGTAAAATCTGGTGTTAAGTATATGGTTCCAGGTCACTGGATTCACAACAACATGCAACTTAACCAACAGCAAGGTATGTAGTGAAAACAGCCATAGTTACTGGTGCAAGCAAAGGTGTAGGTTATGCAACCGTTAAACTTTTATCTGAAAATGGATATAAGGTAATTGCATTATCTCGTAATCTAGAAAACATTTCTAAGTTAGTTTCTGATAATGTCGAGGTTTATCAATTAGATATAACTCAGCCAAATGCAATTAAAGAATTTTATGAAAAATATAAAGATATAACATTAGACCTTTTAGTTAATAATGCTGGCGGTGGGTCAGGACCAACAAGTATTATAAGAGAAACAATGGACAACTTTAGAATAGCCTATGAGATTAATGTATCTGGCCCAATGTATCTTTCTCAACTTTTTGTACCAGCATTACAAAAGTCAGAATCTCCAACTATCATTTTTATAAGTTCTTTGGGTGGCAAGATCCCATATCGTGGCGGAGGTAATTATACTAATGCCAAAAGAGGTCAGATGGCTCTAGTGGATACTATGAGGATGGAGTTTTCTGAATATAAAATTAAAGTAACTGAAATTTGTCCAGGCACAATAGATACTCAAATTGAGAAAAGAGATTGTGCCTTAACTGCAGAAGATCTTGCCAATTCAATTCTTTGGGTTTCAGAATTACCATCTCACTTTAATATTAATCATATTGAAATGAATCATGTATTGAGTAGTAAGTTTGCGTAATCTAACCCTCAATAATAGCATTAGAGTTTTATAAAAACAAAAACTCTGGTATACTTTACTAATTACAGTTTCTTAAGGAGAAAAACAATGTCTGATTTTTTTAGTTTTCGTTTGTCTGAAGAGTTCATAAATGAGTATAAAACAAAGGAAGCGCCATTTGGTTTTACAGATGCAGGTGGTAATTCATTAGGAGAGATTACATTTATCCGTACCTACTCCCGTATGAAGGAAGATGGAACTAAGGAAAGATGGCATGAGGTTTGTCGCAGAGTAATCGAGGGTATGTACTCAGCCCAGAAGAATCATGCTAAAGAAAACAGACTACCATGGAATGACTATAAGGCGCAGTCATCAGCAAAAGAAGCATATCAAAGAATGTTTGAACTTAAGTGGACTCCACCAGGACGTGGTATGTGGGCATTTGGAACTCCACTAACAATGGAAAAGAAAAACTCTGCTGCACTACAGAATTGTGCGATGGTTTCTACAAAAGACATAGATCGCAATGATCCAGGACAATTGTTTGGCTGGGTTATGGATGCATTAATGATGGGTGTGGGTGTAGGGTTTGACACTTTGGGCGGGGAGAAAAATCTAAACATTTATGATCCTACAGAACCACCACAGGTATATGAAATACCAGATACTCGTGAGGGCTGGGTAGAGTCTGTTAGATTACTCATTAATTCATACTTAAAGCCTAATATGTATATCCAGGACTTTAACTATGACCTCATTAGGCCTTTAGGTGCCCCTATTAAGGGTTTTGGCGGTACAGCAAGCGGTCCTGCACCACTTATACAGTTGCACAAGCAGATCAAGGCTGTAATCGGCGGTAGAGCAGGAGAAACCCTTGACTCAAGAGCAATAGTAGATATAGTTAATCTTATTGGTACATGCGTTGTATCAGGAAATGTTAGAAGGTCTGCCACCCTTGCTTTGGGTGCAGCAGAAGATCAAGATTTTATGAATTTGAAGAACGCTGAGGTTTTTCCAGAGCGTAATTCATTTGATCCAGAAAATCCAGGTTGGGCATGGATGTCTAACAACTCCATTGCTGCGACGGTAGGTACAAAGTACGAAGACTACGTAGACCTAATCGTTGATAACGGAGAACCAGGATTTATCTGGCTTGATGTAGCACGTAACTATGGTCGTTTAGCAGATCCAAAGGATGGCAAAGACTATCGTGTTATGGGCTTCAATCCGTGTGCGGAGCAGCCATTGGAATCATACGAACTATGTACACTTGTAGAAGTGCACTTAAATCGTCATGAATCCAAGGAAGACTTCCTGCGGACACTCAAGTTTGCTTACCTATATGGTAAGACGGTAACTTTGATTCCTACACACTGGCAACAGACAAATGGAATCATGCAGCGTAATCGTCGTATTGGTACATCACTTACAGGCATTGCATCCTTCTCAGACAAATTTGGCTTGCCTGTTGTGAGAGAATGGATGGACGAAGGATATAAGACTATCCGTAAATATGATCATTCTTATTCTGAATGGTTGTGTGTTCGTGAGTCCATTAGAGTCACAACTGTTAAGCCATCAGGGTCTGTATCAATTCTTTCTGGCGCAACTCCAGGAGTACACTGGGCACCAGGCGGAGATTATTTCTTGAGAGCAATTCGCTTTGGGAATACCGACCCAATGATTCACTTGTTCAAGGCTGCTGGATATAAGATGGAGGCTGACCTTGTATCTGCGAATACAACTGTCGTTTATTTCCCAGTTCATTCTGGACATCCAAGATCTGAAAAAGATGTTACATTATTTGAGAAGATTGCGCTTGCTGCTACTGCTCAGAAATACTGGTCAGATAATGGCGTTTCTGTAACGCTTTCATTTGACAAAGAAACTGAAGCAAAGCATGTAGCGCCTGCCTTACATATGTACGAAGGACAACTAAAGGCTGTTTCATTCTTGCCGATGGGAAATCACACATATCCTCAGCAGCCATATACTCAAATAACTAAAGAAGAATACGATAGTTATATTGGAGAGATCAAAAAGATTGATTGGTCTGCTATTTATGACGGAGCAGAAAATCTGGAGGCACAGGGCGAAATGTACTGTACTACAGACGTTTGCGAAATAAAAATCTCGTAGTATGATAAAATAGACTCATAATGTCTATCCAATCTAACCTATATGCAGAAAAAGCCTTCGCAGAACATCCAATTGCTCTTTGGTCTTTAGATGATAGCGCAGACTATTTATCATTAATATCTGACGCTGATAGAAACATTTATAGTTGGGCTACAGAGGGATGCTCCGTTGAGGAAGCATTAGGAGTAATTGGGGAGCCTTTTACAAACTCTAGTGTAACTAAAATATCTGGAAACGTGATATCATCTGATAGCGGTTCTTTCTCATGCGTTAGTTCAAGCATTTTAGATTTCTCTGATATAAATAAAGACTTAGGAACTTTTTGTATAGGTGTTTATGTATATTCAAATAGTGCTTATATAACTGGTTATGAAATTGGTTATGAGTATTACGATGTACCACTAGGTGACTGGGTAAAAAAGACAAAAATATTTAACACAACAATAATGGAAAAGTGGATGTTTCTTTCTAATTCCTTTGCTGTACCAAATATTAGCGGTGAAATGAGATTAGTATTTAAAGCAAACTTCCTTGGAGGATACTCTGATTCTGAAGAAAACACAGTTTTAGTAAATGGCTTAACCCTTGGGCAATGGTCAGAAGAATTTGCATCAACATCTTTAGGAATTACTCCAGTGCAAATACCGACTGGAATATTTAGTGAAACTGAGTATGGATATCCAGCAAGATCATATGGGTTAGAGGAAAACACTGGGTACTATCTTATTAAGAAAAATTCTCTTGTTGCTAAAAATGTTGGAGCACCAATGGTTTACGGTACCGCAAACTGCACAGTCATAACTCCAAACGACGGTAAGCCATCTCTAATTGTTCCCTCTGAAGGATTTTTAAATGATAATGGAAAGTATAGAACATATACAGTTGAGATGTGGCTAAGAATAAATTGTAATGCCACAGAACCTAAAAAAATATTTGGAAGTTTAGTAAACGACAGTGGCTTGTATGTAGATGGTCCATTTTTAGTTTTAAAGATAGGAAGCAAGTCGGCGTCACATTACATCGGGGAATGGACAAGACCAATGCTTGTTCATATTTTATATTTAGATAACTCTTCAAAACTTTATATAAACGGAGAAGAGGTATTATCTTTATCATATAAAACTGCTGATTTAGAATTTAATTCTACAAAAGAATGGCTTGGTTTTTGGTCATATGAAGACGTATCACCAATAGAGGTAGACTGTGTAGGAATATACCCATATAAAGTTTCTAACATTGTAGCCAAAAGAAGACTCGTTTTTGGCCAGGGTGTTCAGGCACCAGATAATATAAATACAGCATACAGTGGGCAGTCTTTGCTTATTGATTATGCATTTGCTGATTATTCAAATAACTACTCTTATCCAGATATAGGAAATTGGAATCAAGGGATAAATGATAATTTAAATTCTGAAAATAATATGCTTTCTACGCCAGACTACGGTCTTCCAGAATTTTTAATTAATTATCAAGGAGCAAACAGCAGTTCATATTACAACGACTGGCTATCTATAAACTCTGAGTTGCCTTCTGAATTAGGAGATGAATATTTTAAGGTAAGACCAAACTCTGACTATTGTGCCCAACTATACTTTAATAATTTAAATTTCTTAGCACAAGAGGTTAAAAGTATCTACGGTGTTTTTAAGAAAACTGGATCTCCAAGATATATTAATGGTGTTGAGCAGCCTATGACTTTGTTTAAGGTTATAGACCCTAATCAAAATTACTTCCATATATATCTTTATCAAGATGCAAAAAAGATTACATATGTTGTAAAGTTTGGAGATAATCCGCCTACAGAAATTGAGCATGAAAATATAGAAGTAATAACTGGCGAAAAGTTCTATGCTGGTTTTCATATTGAAAATTTAATTAGATGGTATGGAGGAGAAGTAGCAGCGATACTTGGCAATATTTCACAGTGCAAACTTTATATTGGAAATGATGAAAATTTTGCTTCTTGGTTTGATGGAAATATTTATAAAGTTGGACTTTCAAATGCTAGAAATCATTCTTTAATTGCACCAGCATTTGGGGCAGATGGACTTCCATCAGATTATGACACAATTGAAGACTACATACACTCTATTACTTTAGATGGAGGATTGTACAATCAGCAACTCTGGGATTATATTGCTAATGGTGGAACTGCTGGATTAATGCTTTTTGATAAAATATTAGATCATACTGCTAGTTATACATTAGTTGCATCAAGATATTTTGATGAATATCAACTTGATATAGATACAGTTGGGTATTGGGAAGATTATCAGCCATTAACATATTATGCACAATTTGTTGATGATTCAGAAGGAGACAGAGTATACGATCTAGACTTCTTACAGTTTAATATAAACTATCCAGCGCCATCTAAGTTTTTTGAAATAGAAACAGATCCAACCGAATGGAGTTATGCAGAACTTTATAATAAGTTTAATTATCCTAAAAAGAGAACATACGATTCTTTAGATAATTTTTTGTTTACTGGATATCGAGATTATGAAGATTTACAATATAATGTAACTAGAACCTATAAGTATGATACTAGCGAATCTCTTGTAAGATCTTTTGTAAGTTTCCAATATACTCAAGCAGGAGCAACTCAAAGTAGTTCTTTCTTTACACATATTGAACCAGCAGCAAAAGAAGGAACTGTAGAGCCAGGCAGCAATTGGATAAGCAGTAAGTACGAAGTCATAGATAATATGATTATTTATCCTCCGTCTAATGTAGATTTCAATGAACTTTCTTTGGTAACTCACCTAGAGTTTAAAGTAAAAAATATTTTAAGAAACAAAGTTAAACTTAAGAAACTAGAATATTGCTCTCAGGCTTTTAATAATAATAGCAATCCAATAGGAACAAGTCCTTATGTAAAAATGTATCCGTATAAAAAGTCTGGAATTTACTATAACTACAAAGGAAAAAATCCTTACAGTATTTATAAAAATACATCGCCATACTTATATATGACAAGAACAAGCGGTATTCAGGTTAGAGGTAAACAAGATCCTTTAATCAACAGAGGTTTACTCATTCCAATAAATGAAAATCAAACTTCTGACTTTGATAAGATTATGGCTATGCAACTTGCAGTTAGATTTGATGAAGACTACTTCCCATATGCGCCACAACAGATATTTGAAATTGAAGCAAAAAACTCATACATTAGATTTTACATAGTTGCCAATGATCAAACTGGACAAAGAGGAAAGATCTACGGAGTTAATGCATTAACTGGAAGAATAGAAAATGGAATAGCATTTTATCTAAATGGTAAGATTGTCAAAGATCCAGTCCTGACCATTAAGCAGTGGGCGTTTCTTGGTATTTCCTTTTCTAATCTTCTTGATATTTCTGGAGTGTTTGGATCTATAAAATTAAACGGACCATTATTATTTAATAATATATCTTATTACCAATCTACCAACCTGCAAGAAGTTCAAAAGGTTTCTAAGCGACCTTGGTTCCAGGTAAAGAGATCTGGCCCTCTAACTTTAGACTGGGAGTATTGGGTACCAGAGTTTTTCCTATGGAACGGTGTTCTGGTGCAGTCTTCAATCAGTTATTATGGGGTAGATCCAGAAGATGTATATAAGAGTTACGTAGGAACAAATAAAATAATAACTGGCACAGACAAGGTTTTTGGTATTGGCGAATGCGAATACAATATATACCAAAACGTTTTGTGGCAACAGTCTACGTCATCTGCAGTATGATATGGTATACTGGTGGTTATGAAACATAAAGATCAGCCACTTTTTGACAAAAAAGGCAAGCCAAGAATGCCTGGCCAGATAGGCGAAACCAAGGTTACACTAATCGATAAGCAGTATGATTGGGGTATTTATGTTTGGAAAAAGTCTAACGGTAAGTGGTTTACTGATGGAAACGGGAACATATTAAACATTCCATCAATGAAGGGTGATCTTGCAAGAATTGCAGAATTAAAGCAAGCAGCAGCATATTATGGAGAGCCAGATGGGGAGCCATATTTTTTTGCGGGTATGGGAAGAGTTACTGATGAAGAGTACAGCGAACAAGTAGATAGAATGAAGGCTGGATTAATTCCTAACCTAAATGACCTTGGAGCAGTACAGGCAGCAAAAGATACTATTGCAAAGTATGGAGACGAAGAATAATGTCAGAAGATCAAGAGTATATTCTTAGAGCAAGTATTGATAATCTTATAGAGCCAACTGACTCTTTTAAAACATCAGATCCATTCAACAAGACATGGACAGAACTAAAGTCATATTCTGGTTTGGACAATAACTTTAAAAGAAGAACATCACGTTTTATGGAAAAGTCAGCAAACGCTCCAGGACAAGGTTATATTGATAGCGCAAGAGCAGAGCAACACGGACTTGGAGACGCAAAGTCAAAAGAGATTAATCCTGGAACAGTATACAGAAATGGCTATGGTTTATTTGATGTAATTACCCCACCTTGGAATGTTTATGAACTTGCAAATTATTATGATACATCATTTGCTAACCATGCTGCGATTGATGCCAAAGTAGAAAACATTGTTGGATTAGGTTATGACTTTGAAGTTGCACCAAGTACAATGCTTCGTTTAGAGTCAAATAAAGATACAGAACAAGTAGCAAGAGCAAGAAATAGAATTGAACGTGCAAAGATTGAAATGCACGAATGGCTAGAATCATTAAACGATGATGATTCTTTTACAACAACAATGATGAAGGTTTACACAGATGTGCAAGCAATCGGAAACGGGTACCTTGAAATTGGAAGAACCACTCGTGGAGAGATTGGATATGTAGGTCATATACCAGCAACTACAATGCGTGTTCGTAGATTGAAAGATGGCTATGTTCAGATAATCGGAAATAAGGTTGTCTATTTTAGAAATTTTGGTGCAAAAAATCCGAATCCAGTTGCGTCGGATCCAAGACCAAATGAAATAATACACTTTAAACAGTACTCGCCTTTAAATACTTTTTATGGTGTACCAGATATAATGTCGGCAATAAACTCGCTCCATGGAGACCAGTTAGCGTCACAATATAACATCGACTACTTTAGCAATAAGGCTGTCCCTCGTTATGTTGTGACCCTAAAGGGTGCTCGACTTTCGGCAGATGCTGAAGATAAAATGTTTAGGTTTTTACAGACAAGTCTAAAGGGTCAGTCACACAGAACTCTCTACATCCCTCTTCCAGGAGATACAGATACCAACAAGGTTGAATTCAAAATGGAACCAATTGAAAACGGTGTCCAAGAAGGTTCATTTGAAAGGTATAGAAAACAAAATCGTGATGATGTTTTAATTGCACACCAAGTACCACTATCAAAGATAGGTGGCGGAGATGCAGGTTCAATTGCAGCAGCACTTGCTCAAGACCGTACCTTTAAAGAGCAGGTATCAAGACCAGCACAAAGAGAAATTGAAAAAATTATTAATAAAATAATTAAAGAAAAGACTGATATTTTAGTTCTTAAGTTTAAGGAACTAACCCTTACAGATGAAATTGCTCAGTCTCAGATTTTAGAAAGATATGTAAAGACTCAGGTAATGCTTCCAAACGAAGCAAGATCTGCATTAGGACTTCCTCAAAGGGAAGGAGGGGACGAGCCGTTCAATCCTAAACCAGAGCAAGCAGCCAACGACAATGCTGACAGAGCACGGGATGGAGAAAGAACAAATAACCAGTCCGATGGGTCAGCCACAATTAGTGGAAGAAACCCAAAGGGTGAGGGGCGATCATCTCAGTAATTGAGATATCGCAAAAAAAGGCTCTATAATATATTCTAGTATGACTATATCTAAAGCCCATTGGGATACCACTGGCGACTCAGTAAGACTTTCCCTTCCATTTGCGAAGGTTGATAAGGAGAGACGTATCGTCTCTGGTTTTGCATCTCTTGATAACGTTGATAAGCAAGGCGATATTGTAACAGCAGAAGCATCAATGAAAGCATTCTCAAAGTTTCGTGGAAACATTCGTGAGATGCATCAGCCACTAGCAGTTGGCAAGATGGTTAATTTTAAAGAAGATAGATACTTTGATCCAGAATCTAAAAAGTTTTATTCTGGTGTTTTTGTTTCAGCATATGTATCAAAGGGTGCACAAGATACATGGGAAAAAGTTTTGGACGGTACACTAACAGGATTTTCTATTGGTGGTCGTATGAATAAGTGGGATGACGGTTACGATGAGAAGTCAGATTCCACAATTAGAATTATTAAAGATTATGATCTTGTTGAGTTATCGTTAGTTGATTCTCCAGCAAATCAGTTTGCAAACATTATGCAAGTTGAAAAGGTAGATGGAGTAGATGTTGTTAAGGGACAAGATGTTTCATTAGAAAATGTTTTTTATGATGAAGAGTCTGGTTTGGTTATGGTGTCAGAAGAAGAATCTGTAACAAGTCCAGTTAACGGAAATGAAATGAAGAATATAGGGTTCGTTGAAAAAACGGATAATGAAAAAATGGATATAGTCAAATTCTTAGTAGATAGTGCTAAAGGCATTGATGCTAAGATTAAGAAGGAGGATAATCCTATGGCAAAAAAGACAAAGGTTGAAGAAACCGAAGTTACTAAGTCAGAAGAAATCGCTCCAGAGGCAGATGCCGTAGTTGAAACTCCTGTTGCAGAAGTTACTGAAAAATCTGAAGAGGTTGCAGTAGCAGAAGATACTGTTGAAAAGTCTGAAGAGACTCCAACAGAAGAAGTTGCAAAGGCTGAAGAATCAGTTGAAGCACCAGCAGCAGAAGTTGCAGCAGAAGTATCTAAGTCAGATGAAGCAATTGTTGAAGCAGTTGCAGAAATCAAGAATACAATTACATCAGCCTTTAGCGATTTAGTTGAAACTGTAAAGTCTTTGCAGGCAGAAGTAGAAATGCTTAAGTCCACAAAGGTCGATACAGCAGCAGTAAAGAGTTCACTTGATGCAGTCGCCAAAGACATTGCTGCAACAGTTGAACATGTTGACAAGTTTGGAAAGAGAGTAGACGCAGTAGAAGCAGACACTGCTTTCCGAAAGTCTGGCGATCTAGGCGAGATCGTACAGGATCAACCAGAAATGGTTGAAAAATCCCTATGGGGCGGACGTTTCCTCAAAACAGCCGACTTATTTAGTAATTAATAAGCAGAATCACTTAGGAGGTGACAATATGTCGGAAGAAATTAAGAAAAACCAGCCAGGAGAAGCAGGCGAACTCGGTGGAACAACACCAGGTTTATATCAAGGACAAGGTGCATTCGCATCAGGTTCTGAAGCAGGCTCAAATATCCCTGGCAATTATACTGATGGTGGCGCACTAGGAAATATTCCTAACGCTAACCTTGGTGTTACCACTGGTCCTAATGCCGTAAACCCTTCGGGTGATGCTGCAAGCGGAATCCTACGCCCTGAACAGGCACGTCGTTTTATTGACTACGTTTGGGATGCTACAGTTCTCGCTCAAGATGGTCGTCGTGTGACGATGAGAGCAAACACCATGGAATTAGAGAAGATCAACGTCGGTGAGCGTGTAATTCGTGCTGCTGCTCAAGCAGTTGGAAACTATACAAACACTGGTGCTACATTCTCAAAGGTAGAACTTACAACCAAGAAGATTCGTCTAGATTGGGAAGTATCTGCTGAAGCACTAGAAGACAATGTCGAGGGTGGTGCATTAGAAGATCATCTAGTTCGCTTGATGACAAATGCATTCGCAAATGACATTGAAGATCTTGCTATCAACGGTGATGGTGCAACAGCGCCATTCCTTTCTATTATGCCTGGCTTCATCAAGAAGCACAAGGACAATGGAGACTCGCATGAAGCAGCAATCACTGTTGCTGACAATGCTTGGACACCTGCAGTAATGCAGGACATCATTCTCGCTATGCCACGCAAGTACCGTGCACTTAAGAATAACCTTAAGTTCTATGTAGGTACAGATGCATTCGCAGGTATCGTTAAGAATAACGGTACTCTTTCAGATGCTATCGCTGAAGCACTTGGCAAGAATGGTAATACATACGCCAACACACAGTCTTACTTAGACGGTGCTGGTCAGACATTCGGTGGAGCACGTACAACTCGTGTTCTAGGTATCGATGTCCAAGAAGTTCCTTACTACCCTGCAGGTTATGTCGACTTGACATTCCCACAGAACCGTGTATGGGGCTTCCAGCGTGATATCATCGTAAACCGTGAATACGTTGCGAAGAAGGATACAATTGAATATACTGTATTCGTTCGCTTCGGTATCCAATGGGAAGAAGAAGATGCAATCGCATGGGCAGACTCTGCAGCAGATGCATAATCTGTAAGCAGTAACCTTTGAGAGGGGGAAGGGGTTAATTCTCCTCCCCCTCTTAACTTTTTATTATTCTGTTATAATAGTCACAAGGAGGTAAATAATGGAAGAAAACAATAATGCAGAACAACCCCAGGAACTAAACGCTTGGGAAAAGTATAAGTTAGAAAACAATCAGCCATCAACTAATGTTGAGGCGGTTGCTCAAGAAAATAATGTTGAGGCATCAGTTTCTGAAGTACCAGAGTCTTCTGATGCTATTACAACAGCAGATCTTAGCGCATCTTCAAGTGATACAGTTCAGGCTGTAGGATCAATAGAAAATGGCGTTATCGGTGTTGCTGAAACACCACGTCCAGTCAAGCAGGCTGTTAATGCTTCTCCAACGAAGTCAAAAAAGACAGTAGCAATTTACTCTACAAAGAATGTAAGTTGGAGTTCAGTTGGCAAGGTATATCGTGGATACAACATCGTTACACCAGAGCAGGCTGAAAAATGGTTAACACGTAGCCATGTCAGACTTGCTACACCAGAAGAAGTAGCCAAGGAGTTTGGCAACTAAATGGAAGTTCTAAGAGTTCCGCCATATAATTTAAGCGTTACGCTTGATGTTGCTTTAGCAACTACAGAGTATGAATACGCTATTACCGATATGGCGGACTCTTTAGAAACAACGGGTGAAGTTACATCTGATGCATCAGGCAAAGTAACCATCCCATTATCCTCAAAATATGATACTCAGTATAAAATCACGGTAGACGGAGAGGATACATATGTAGACGTAGTAAGACCATACTCAAACCCAAATGACAATGGATCAACCGCTACAGAGGTACAGGCATACAGAAAGAACGAAGAATTAGCAAGAGCAATAATAGATTCGGTTTGTGATGTAGATTTCTATTTTAGAAAAAAGACAATTGAGACAACTGGTTTGGGATTAGACTACATTCCTATTTGGGTAAATGCAAAAAAGATTTTAAAGGTTTATGAAAACAATGTTTTAGTTTATGATGCAGATGATGTAGAAAACTCTACATTTGTGTTTGAAATAACTTCTGATGGATCTGCTGTTACAACAAAGTATCCAGATTTGGTTAATCGTAATGAATCAAACCCAATTCTTTATCCTGGATCACCTACAGATTATTTAGATTTTCTTTTTTCAGAACGAGGTTTTCCAAGAGGTTGGGATTATAAGATAGAACTAGAGGTTGGATATCATAAGGTTCCATCAGATATAGTAAGAGCAACAGAGTTATTAATACACGATATTGATTGTGGAAAGTTAGATTATTACAAGAGATATATTGGTTCGTACAATACAGACCAATTTAGAATTCAGTTTGATAAGGCTGTATTTGACGGCACTGGAAATTTATTAGTCGATAAGATATTAGATAAGTATCGTAAACCGATTGAGTTCGTCGGGGTTCTATAATGGTAATATGCGAAACTCCAGACTTCGCATTTCCAATGCAAGCAGATGTTTATCACCCAATAGTTGAACAGGGTATTTACGGAGAAGTCAAAAAGACTTGGATTTTAGATCGCACAATCGCATGTTCCTTTGCTCCAGCAGGTACAGCATTTAAAGAAGAAGTAATGCCAAACATCAATATTACACAGGATAAGATACTACTTGGACGTGCTAAAACTGACATTAGAGTGTCGAGTTTAGAGGCTCGTAACTCAATCACCAATGTTATTATTACAAACATTCGTGACAAAAATTGTAATGAGGTATACACAGAAACTTCAGGTCCTCGTGCAGGCAAGTCCACAATATTTGAAATAGCAACACAGGATCCATTTACAGGACCTTTCGGAAATACAGAATATTATAAATTAATTATTCGTAGATCTGAAAATCAGGCGGTAGATGTTTAATGTTAAGGATAAAGTTTAATAGTAGACAGTTTGAAAAAGAGATGAATAACATAATGAATTATTCAATTGGTTTCATCGATGGAATTGGTCGTGGTAAGAAGGCTATGTATGCAGCACTAGGACCACAAATATCAGAATTAGCAGGACAGTTTGTGGATGCTAACGCAAGAGTATCTCCAGAGTTATTACATCACGTATACGAATGGCACAAAACTGGAAGTCCAGAAGCAAGATTATTTGACATTGACTTTACAATTAGTAACATTGGTCTAACATTCAGATCATCATTAAAACAATCTACATCGATTAAAAATGGATCCAATGTTCCATTTTACAATAAAGCAGAAGTTATGGAAAAAGGTATTGGCGTAACAATTAAACCAACAAAGGCACAGGCATTAAGGTTTGAAATAAACGGAGAAGAAATATTTACTTCAAGAGAAGTTAGGGTTGAAAATCCTGGAGGACAAACAGAGGGACAATTTAAAAATGTTATTTCTAATTTTTTTGGTGTTTACTTTAGACAGTCATTCTTAGAGTCAAGTGGCCTTAAACAATACTTTAAATATCCAAAGGTTTATTCAAAAAATCTAAATGCAGGAAAGCGTGGCGGTAGATCTGTTGGACTTAAGGCTGGATATCAATGGGTAGCAAATGCGGGGGCAATTAAATGACAGAATCTACATCAGTATTAAATACACCAGT